ATTGAAGATACAGAATACACAGACGTAACTATAGAGGAGGAGTAACTATGGATTTTATCATCGGTCTAGGTGTAGTCGTTGTTATGGCAGCTATTATTATTAAAAGAGCCAAGCCAGAACTATACGCAACACTTAAAGCAAAACTAAAACTAAAGTAACACAGTACTATGAACACAGAAAACGGTTATATTAAACGAGCCAGTTCAACTATTCCTTTTGGTTATGAGTTAGATCTAGAAACTAGATACCTAAAACCCATACCTGAACAGATAGAAGCACTTGGTTTAGTAGAAGAGATGATTGTTAAAGAAGAAATATCTTTGCAAGAAGCAGTAGATTGGTTAGAGTATAAGACAGAAAGATCAATTACTCGCGCAGGTCTTAAAAAACATGTAGATAAGAAGTATGGAAAAAGAAGCGAAAGACTGGGAACTGAACCCAGATCGTTACTTGCAAGATAGCGAAGGTAACTTTGTCCGTAAGAAAGACGGTACACCACGTTTAAAAGCAGGCAGACCATTAGGATCAGGTAGCAGTTACAACGTATCCTCTTCACAAAAAGCCAAGTATGCTGTTCATCGTAAAATAGCACGTAAAAAGAAAAACATAAAGAAGCTTGAAGAAAAGCTAAACAATGCTAGAAAGTCTTACAAAGCCACAACCAATACAATAAATAAGCTTTCCGATAAGACGGATCGCGTTGTTTCGCCTTCAGAGCTAGACGAGCTTCCTAAAGCAGTACAAGACATACTGCCAGAACAAAATGTCTTATTTCATCCTAACGAAGGACCACAAACAGACTTTCTTGCTGCAGGTGAGAAAGATGTTCTGTATGGCGGTGCTGCGGGTGGTGGTAAATCATACGCAATGTTGATTGATCCGTTACGCTATGCGCATAAGAAAGCGCACCGCGCACTAATACTTAGACGCTCTATGCCAGAGTTACGCGAGATGATAGATAAATCTCGTGAACTTTATCCGTTAGCTTTTCAAGGAGCTAAGTTCCGAGAAGTAGAAAAGCTATGGAACTTTCCAAGCGGTGCAAAAGTAGAGTTTGGCTTCCTTGAACGTGACGCAGATGTATATCGTTATCAAGGGCAAGCTTATTCTTGGATAGGCTTTGACGAAATAACCCACCTACCTACAGAGTTTAGTTGGAACTATTTAGCTTCCCGACTTCGTACAACTGATCCTGAAATACAAACATACCTACGCTGCACAGCAAATCCGGGCGGTGTAGGTTCGCATTGGGTAAAGAAAAGATACATAGAACCTTCAGAACATAACACAGGTTTTACAGGTAACGATGGATTATCTAGAAAGTTTATTCCCGCAAAACTAGCTGATAATCCTTATCTTGCGGAAGATGGTATCTATGAGCAAATGCTTAAGTCTTTACCACCTATTCAACGTAGACAGTTGTTAGAAGGTAATTGGGATGTTGCAGAAGGAGCTGCTTTTGTAGAATTTGATACGCAAGTCCATGTAATTCCTCCGTTTGAGCTACCTATTGGGTGGGAAAGAGTTAAAGGAATTGACTACGGATATGCCGCTGAAAGCTGTTGTTTATGGGGAATTGTAGATATTAATGACGGAACTTTAATAATTTATCGAGAATTATACAGAAAAGGCTTGACAGGTGAGGAATTAGGCAGTATAATAACTAATATGGAACTTGAAGATCCTTTTGCAGTTTCAGGTGTCTTAGACGGTGCTGCATGGGCTAAGACAGGATCTACAGGACCGACTGTCGGTGAAGCTCTTTTGAAAGAAGGACACAAGTTAAGAAGAGCAGATAAGAACAGAGTACAAGGTAAAATTCAAATACATGAATTTTTAAAAATTAAAGAGAACGGTAGACCTAAGTTACAAATATTTAATACGTGTCCTAACTTGATAAGAGAATTACAAAGTATACCGTTGTCTAAAACAAATCCAGAGGATGTAGATACTCACGCTTCGGATCACGCATATGACGCATTACGTTATATGATTATGAGCAGACCTAGAATAGCAAGCCCATATGATCGGATACGAGAGTTAAAACAAGAAATATACGCACCTTCTGATACAACCTTTGGGTATTAAACATGGCAGAAAACGAAAATACATTTTTAAACGCTGACAACATTTATGAAGATGTGGAAGGTGAGTCTGGAAAAATTCTAGATTTAGAACTTGCACAACAGTCAAATCTTGTCGGTGTTATTAAAGATAGATTTCAACAAGCTGAAGATGCTCGTCAATCAGATGAAAGACGATGGTTACGTGCATATGAAAACTACAGAGGTTTATATCAGAAGTCTGTTAAGTTTAGAGAGTCTGAAAAATCTAGAGTCTTTGTAAAAGTTACTAAAACAAAAGTACTAGCAGCCTTTGGGCAGTTAGTGGATGTTATGTTTGGTACTGGTAAGTTTCCGATTGGTATTAGTGAAACTAAAGTTCCAGAAGGCGAATACGCTTCTGCACATTTAGATACACAAAACCCAATGCAAGGAATTGAAATGTCTCTTCCAGACGAAGAAATGCCTGATAACATAGGCAATCGAATGGAAGACGAGCCTCAAGAAAATCCATACGATATAGGTTTTGAAGGCGATGGTCGTGCTTTAAAAGCAGGAGCTACTTTTGGTAAAGGTGTCTTTGAAGATAGTTTAGAAGATCAAGCTGAAGATAAAGGTTTTTTAAAAGAAGGCTACAGCGCAGATCCAAAAGTTTTAGAAGTAAACCCTGCACAAGAAGCTGCACGTAGATTAGAAAAACTTGTCCATGATCAAATAGAAGAATCAAACGGTTCGTCAGAAATACGAAATGCTTTACTTGAATCTGCGTTGTTAGGTACAGGTATTGTTAAAGGACCTTTTAATTTTAATAAAAAACTAAGTAGGTGGAGTACTAACGAAGAAGGTGAACGAGAATATAATCCTTTAGAAGTTAGAGTACCACGTATAGAGTTTGTAAGTTGTTGGGATTTTTATCCTGATCCATCTGCAACTAACATGGATGAATGTGAATATGTTATTCATCGTCACAAGATGAATCGTAGTCAACTTAGACAACTGCGTAACATGCCTTACTTTGACAAAGATGCCATTCGTGAATGTTTACAAATGGGTCCGAACTACGAAGAAAAAGGTTTTGAAAGTCAGTTAAAAGATAACGCTAGAACAGAAGAAGAATATAATTCTAGCTATGAAGTACTTGAGTATTGGGGTATCATGGATGCTGAATACGCAAGAGAAGTAGGTATAGACTTACCCGACACAATAGATGATTTAGACGAAGTACAAGTTAATGCATGGGTAACAGGTGGTAAACTATTACGCGCTGTTATTAATCCGTTTACACCATATCGTATTCCTTATCATGCTTTTCCATACGAAAGAAACCCATACAACTTCTTTGGTATAGGCATTGCTGAAAACATGGATGATAGTCAACAGATAATGAACGGACATGCTAGAATGGCTATAGATAACTTAGCTCTTTCTGGTTCGATTGTATTTGACATAGACGAGTCTGCTTTAGTAGGCGGACAATCAATGGAAATATATCCCGGAAAAGTTTTCCGTAGACAAGCAGGAATGGCAGGACAATCAATCTACGGTTTAAAGTTTCCTAATACAGCTAACGAAAACATGATGATGTTTGACAAGTTTAGACAGCTTGCAGACGAACAAACTGGACTACCTAGTTACAGTCACGGACAAACAGGTGTTCAAAGTATGACAAGAACAGCATCAGGTATGTCAATGTTGTTAGGTGCAGCTAGTTTAAATATTAAAACAGTTGTTAAAAACTTAGATGATTTTTTATTGAAACCGTTAGGTGAAGCATATTTCCAATGGAACATGCAGTTTTTTGAAGGTGATTTAGATGTTAAAGGTGATTTAGAAGTTAAAGCTACAGGTACAAATAGCTTGATGCAAAAAGAAGTAAGAAGTCAAAGACTGACTATGTTCTTACAGACTGCACAAAGTCCTGCTATTGCACCGTTTGTTAAGATTTCTAAACTTGTAAGTGAACTAGCCTATAGCTTAGATTTAGATCCAGATGAAATACTGAACGATCCTGAAGAAGCAGCTATCATGGCACAAATAATAGGTATGCAAAATGCTGGACAAGAAACAAGCACAGAGACTGAACCCACTGGTCAACAGCCCACAATGGCTGCCGCTGGAGGATTACCTCAGTCACCTCAAGAACTTGGAGTTACAGGTACTGGCGGTGGCAACATCGGAACTGGAAATGTTCCGCAGTCAGGGGAAGATCAATTCTCTGGAACGGTTGCTTCAGCTCCCCCAATCGGTTAAACAAGTAATTAAAGAGAGCAGATAATGAAAAAGAAAAAAGGAATGTTAACTGATGATAAAACCAGAATAGGTTATCAAGAAGGTAATGAAGTAGAAGTAGAAGATACAACTGTAGATAAAAAAATAGCTTCAGTAGTTAAAACATATATAGACGTAGCTAACGCAGAGCCTACTACTTTAGAAAAAGTTTTTGGTAAAGGCTATAACCATGCCTCATTAACTCTAGATGCTCAGAGTATTGCAAAAGATTCAAATACTACAGCAGATAAAGTTTTAAAAACTATGCTTGAGCAGTTAAATAAACAAGGATATAAAGAATATAATCCTATTAAAAAAACTAAAGAAACTGAAAAACTTAGAGATAACAAATATAGTGGTGGTATGTTAAGCGATGATGAAGATCGTATGTCTTATAAAGAAGGTGGTAAAGGTATTGAAGCATTAAGAAAAGAAGCTCCAGAAGTTGTAGCTAGAATGGGCTATGAAGAAGGAGGAAGCATGGATTCTCAAATGCCAAATATGATGCCTGCAGAAAGTATGCCAATGCCTACAGAAGAAATGGATATGATTCCAGATGAACAAATGGAACAAGACCATTTAGATTTTATAATTAACGAATCATTAGATCAAGAAGAAGAATCTTATCTAATGCAAGCATTACAAGCTGATGATAGATTAAGCATGATCTTTGACAAGGTTATGGACACAGCTTCAGAATTTTCAGGGGATGGACCTGTTGAAGGTTTAGGCTCTGAAGTCTCCGATTCGATACCCGCAAGGTTATCGGATGGTGAGTTTGTTATTACAGCAAAAGCTACAGATGAAATAGGTTCTGATAATTTACAGAACATGATGGACTCTGCAGAAGAAGTTAGTGATAACAGAAAGCAAGTAGCAATGGGTGGATCAATTCAAGACGAATCTAAAGTAGACCAATTTGGTAAATCTATAGATGAAGACTTGGTAGACGAAGAAATACGTAGAAGTATGTTGTCTGTTAATCCACGTTTGCAATAACGATAGAGCTACCTTAGAAGTTTAAGCCCTCTATCACAATAATAACCGAAAGGCGACCTTTACAAACAAGCCCTCTAGTCGACATAGAGCTACCTTGTAAACAAAGCCCTTAGTAGGAGTAAGAAGATGGCAACACAAGCGAAAGAAGAACCAAAAGCTAATCCTTATAATAAAAATAAAGACTGGCATACTAGTGATGAAAAAGAATTTGTATCTGCTGATAGTGCGTTTTTTAATAAACCAAAGGAAGATAAAGTAGAAGCTACAGAAACTAACAGCGAAGAAACTCCTGTTAAAGAAGCAGCATCTAAAAATCAACCTTATAAAAAACCTGACTATAAGAAAAGATACGATGATTTAAAATCTCATTATGATAAAAAACTTAACGAGTTTAAAAGTAGAGAAAAGACACTTATAGAAGAAGCTGCTAATACTAGCAAACAAAACTATAAAGCTCCAAAAACTGCTGAAGAACTTGAAGAGTTTAAAAAACAATATCCAGATGTGTACGATGTTGTAGAAACTGTATCACAAATGAAAAGCGGTGAAAGTATAAAATCTTTAGAAGATAAAATTTCATCACTTGAAAAACGTGAAATAGAAATACTACAACGTGAAGCTGAGAGTAGACTCTTATCTAAACATCCTGACTTTGACGATATTCGCAACAGTGAAGATTTTCATAGTTGGGCTAAAGAACAACCTGAGTCAATTCAAGATTGGATATATAATAATGCAGATGATGCTGATCTAGCAAGCCGAGCTTTAGATTTATTTAAAAAAGATTTAAATATTGACACTTCTTCTAAAGCTAAAAAACCATCTTCAGCTAAGTCCAAAAAATCTGCTGCTGATATGGTTTCAACTAAAACAACTTCAGTTGATCCAAAGCAGGAAAAAATTTGGACTGAAAGGGAAATAGCTAATATGTCTATTGATGAGTTTGATCGTTTTGAAGAAGAAATTGGTCGAGCAATTCACGAAGGCAGAGTAGTTAAATAAAAACAATAACTTTTAATTTGATAAAATAATGGAGAAGTAAAATGGCTTATAACCAATCAGATCAGTTCTTTGAACCAAGTACTGATACTAACGCTAACTTTGCGAACTCCGTCAGCGGTCAAACTAATTCGTTTTTCCTTCCCGCAGTCTACTCTAAAAAGGTTCTCAACTTCTTTAGAAAGGCTTCGGTTGTAGAAGCGATCACCAACACAGATTATGCTGGTGAGATTGCCGCTTTCGGAGATTCCGTAAAGATTATAAAAGAACCTGAAATCACTGTGTACCAATACGAACGTGGTGCAGATGTTACAGCTACTAAATTAACTGATCAAGAGTTGACTCTTGTAGTTGATACAGCTAACGCATTTAAATTCATCGTTGATGATATTGAAACTTCAATGTCTCACGTGAACTTTAAAGAAGTTGCTAGTTCATCTGCAGCATATGCTCTTCGTGATGCTTATGATGAAGGTATCATCGCTACTATGTTCGCAGGTGTATCTGCAGCAAGTCCTAACCATATACTTGGTTCTGACAACGCTACTGATTTAGCTGCAGGCACATTTGATGGAACTGGTAATCTTGACATCGGTTTTGCTTCAAGTGAACACGATCCTATTGACGTATTGTCACATATGGCTCGTTTGCTTGACGAACAGAACATTCCAGAAGAAGGTCGATGGTTCTTAGCATCACCTGATTTCTACGAAGTTCTTGCGAGTTCATCGTCAAAACTTTTGTCTGTTGATTATAACGCAGGTCAAGGTTCTATTAGAAATGGTCTAGTCTCAAGTGGAAAACTACGTGGATTCGATATGTACAAGTCAAACAACATTGCTGCAACAACTAATGCTGCAGGTAAATGTATTGCTGGTCATATGTCATCTACAGCTACTGCTCAGACGATTACAAGTACTGAAGTATTGCGTGATCCTGATAGCTTTGGCGACATAGTACGAGGACTCCATGTTTATGGTGGAAAAGTACTACGTGGCGAAGCATTAGTTTCTGCTTTCTATGGTATTGACTAAATAGATTTGGGAGGTGTAAAAACCTCCCTTTCTTTTTTTAGAGTACAAATTTTATTTAAACCCAAACAAGGAGACATAATATGTCAAACCCAGTATTTAAAGTACGTGATACAGGGCGCAACTCAGCTCGAACAGTCGATGTTGGGCAAATTGCTGACAATATTTGCAACTCGTGGACTTCAGCTACAACAGGAACTATTGCAGTTACTGCTGACGCTACTTACGATGTTTCATTTACACAACCCGCTGATACTATTATCAGAAATCTTATTGCCATACCTGCAGGTAACATTGTTACAGCAGGAGCTTCAGGTGATGATGTTGATTTTGATTTAGGTACTGCAGCAGGTGGTGGTCAAATTATTGATGAAAAAGCTATCTTAGACGATGGTGGATCAGCAGTAACTTGGACAGCAAACGCACCTTTGTATATTATTCAAAACTCACACGGACACGCAGCTAACGCTTTTGTAGGTACAGGAGTAACAGCAGGTGTAGTAGGCGGACCAGCAACTTCAGAAGCTATTGTTATAGCCTCTACGTTATATAGTGCTGCTGCTCGTACACTTTACGCTCGTCTTAAGCCACTAGCAAACGATCTTGCTACGGCAGCTACAACAGTTACTTACTTAGTAGAGTTTTTACATCTTGGCTCAACCCCTGATTAAAAATGCCACAGTTAGGTAACGATAAAAATCCTATGATCCTAAATGGCTCTAGTAAGCCCAAAAGCACTAGAGTCTTAGGATTGTTAGGTAGCGCATATTCTGGTGAAGCAAAGCAGAAATACGCTGATAACTATGATCGTATATTTAGTAAAAAGAAAAAGGGCAAGTAATGGCTACAACATATCTAACAATGACTAATGAAGTTCTTAGAGAACTCAATGAAGTTCAACTAACTTCTGCAAACTTTTCAAGTGCTGTAGGAATACAAGCGTTTGTTAAAGAATCAATTAATAGATCATTAAATGATATAGCTAACCAAGAACCTCAACTTCCTTTTTTTGCAGCAGCAGCTAGTGGAAGCACAGATCCATTTTACGGCAATGTTACAGTAGCGTCAGTAGCAGGACAGCGTTGGTACACTCTCAAAGCAGGAAGCTCTAGTATTACTACAGACTATGCTTCTATAGATTGGGATGATTTTTATATAACTACAATTAGTGTGTCAGGCGAATCTGCACCTTTTGTATCTAAAGGTTTAAAGTTTATAACACTTGCAGACTGGACAAGATATTTAAGAGATTCAGAAAATGCAGACGATGCTGACGCACAAACTTATGGAGAACCCAAGTATGTTATTCGTAGTCCTGATAATCGCAAATTTGGATTAAGTCCTATACCTGATAAAGTATATAACGTACATTTTTATGCATATGATGCACCTACTGCTCTTTCTGCACATGGAGATGCGATTGTATTACCAGATCAATATGCTTCTGTTATTACAGCAAGAACACGTTATTACGTACATCAGTTTAAAGAAAGTTTACAGCAGGCAGCTTTTGCGTTAGATGATTATAAAAAAGGTATGAGAACAATGAAATCTAATCTTATTAATCCTCAACCTAAAAACATGACAGATGATAGGATTTATTTCTAATGGCAGCATCACAACCTTTTTCAGTTGCGTTGCAAGGTGGTTTAGATAAGTCTAGTAATTCATTAGAGCTTTTACAAACTCCGGGAAAAGCAACAAGATTAAAAAATTTTGAAGTCTCTACAAAAGGTGGCTACAGAAGAATTAATGGCTATACGCAATTAGGTGACGGTACAAGACCTAATAGCTCTAATGAAATATTAGGTATGCACGTTTATGCTGATGGTGTATTAGCTTCGTCAGGTACTAATATATATTTTAGTCAAGATGGTAATAGTTGGTTACAAATAAATAAAGCAAGTGTTGCAGGTGGAGGAGATAACTACAGTACTTTTACAGGTCGTAGTGCTTCTGCAAGAACTTCACAAAGTAAAACACACTTTGCTACTTTTGAAGGAAATACAATATACGGAGAAGTTATCATTACTGATGAAGGCTCTGGAGTAAAACCTTTTTATTTTAAAATGACAGGCACAGATTCTGATATAACAAACAGAACTTTTTTTGCTAAAGAAATAACAGTAAGCGGAACACATTATCCAAAATATTGTGTAATACACGATAAACATTTAGTAGTTGCAGGAGCAGCTACAGCTTTAAATACTATATTTTATAGTGGTACAAGCGATATAGATGATTTTACATCTACAGGATCAGGCAGTATCGTACTCGATGATCAAGTAGTTGGTCTTAAATCTTTCCGTGATGAACTTTTTATATTCTGTAAAAACTCTATATATAAGTTACAGAACATAAATAACTCAAGTACTATAGCTATTGTACCAGTTACTAAAAACGTAGGTTGTGTAGATGGTAAAACTATACAGGAATTTGCAGGTGACTTAATCTTCTTAGCTCCTGATGGTTTTAGAACCATTGCAGGTACAGCAAGAATTGGTGACGTTGAACTTGGAACTATTAGTAAATCTATTCAACCTATTATAAATGATATTTTTAGTAGTACAATTACTTCTGAATACAGCAGTGTAGTACTTAGAGATAAATCACAATATAGACTTTATTACAGTGCTTCAAATGCTTCAACAACTAATTCAAAAGGAATTATAGGAACTCTTACAGCTAGAGGTTTTGAATGGGCAGAAATACAAGGAATACAAGCTCCTGCAGTAGCTTCTGGATTTAATTATTCAGGAAAAGAAAAAATATATCACGGAGACAGAGACGGATATATTTACAATCACGATACAGGAAATAGTTTTAATCCTGCAGGAACTGAAACAAACGTAGAAGCAGAATATCAATCTCCAGATTTTGATTACGGAGACTTTGGAACTTTAAAAACTTTAGATCACATTAAAGTTTCTGTATTTCCAGAAGGATCTGTAGAGCCAACACTTAGAGTTAGGTTTGATTATGATAGTACAGACAGACTTCAACCAACAGATGTAGGAATAATATCAGCAACTCCTTCTATATTTGGAGATTCATCAGCAGTATTTGGTACAAGTACTTTTGGTGCGCCAGAACAACCTTTAGTAAGAGCT